GTAGTCTGTATAGGTTCATTGGCAGTGATCATTACCAAGCCATTAAACTTGAATGGCTTCTGTGATCCCGACTGAAATTTTCTCTCGTGCCTTATCAAGTCTCTACCTGTTATAGCCTTCAATACGGATACAGAACCACCATATCTTTCTACATCATTGAATAGTAAAAGTTTTTTCTTATATAAGTTAGCTGTTTCAAAACGATTCTTCTCCAAATGCTCTAATGAGGAGATCATCGCATTATCATCTCCGACTAAAGCATGAGCCAAGTTAGCGTAAGTTGACTTACCTGATTTACCTGGCCCTACTATCTCTACAAATTTCTGGATATCTGAATGGCTTAAGAGTACCGCTCGCAACCATGCTCTGAGCACTTGCACCCT